GCTCCGACGACCCCCTTTGCCAAGCCAATACCACCGCCAACGACTTTGTCGTTTATTTTGTCGTAGCGGCGCATGACCTCTTGGATTTTTTGATCAACGTAAATTGGGCCATACGGGACGGCGGGCTTTACCTGATTTACGATATCTTCCTCTTGGGACGGTATAGCGATTGATCCCGCTGGGGCCGCCGGAGCCTCCGGCGGCACATCCTCCACCATAATTTCAGTGCCAAGATACTTTTCACGGTAGCCCGGCGGCAGCGAATCGCTTGCATATTTTGCAAACGGATTTGTTCTATCCCCGATTGCGGTTGGCCCAATCGGGCTGTCGTACTTACCAGCAACAAACCCAATCTTTCCGAAGTCTGGGCTTCCGTATGCTATATTCCTAAGTTCGAGATTAGTGAACGGGCTAATCTTTTGTGATTGTGCCGACCCCGTGGTCGCAGGCATACCAAGACCTCCGATAACGCTCATGCTGATGTCGTTCTTGACATCCGGAGATTTGTTTGCAATTTCAAGAGAAGGAATACCACCAAGGCCAGCAACGCCGCCAGACGGAGTTTCCGGCGAAAAGTAGTTGCCAATTGCCTTGTAAGCATCCCCGATGGCCTGCTTGAGCGGTTCAATCCTGCTGAACCCGAGGGCGCTTATCCCGCCGGGCTCTGACATCCACATATTGCTCGGCTGCGTGTATGGGGAGAGATCAGGATCAGTAGGACGGCGTGAAGTAGGTGAAGATATGCGAGGCCCAAAAGACCCCTGCGGCGCGTCTGGATAATATGTTTTGATGGGGGATATCGGGCCAAAAGTCCCGGAAGGCGCATCAGGATATGAAGTCGGCAATTTTAAATCTGTACTGGATCCAAATCCGGGATACGACCCAAGCGGAGATATACGGGACGGACCAACATTGCCAAATGCTTCTGTTCCGCTAGAAGGACCAACGGGCGAAAGAAGGCTGCTACGACGAGTATCAAGTGAACCAAAGCCGCCGCCCGCACCGGGGCTCGTCGGTGTAACCGGACGATAAGAATAGCTGGCAACCTCGGAAAGAGCGTCATGTATCTGACCGCCGCCAATCGCAACAGGCGTTTGCATCGGGCCAACATTGATAGAAGAAATGCCTCCCCTTCTGGAGTCATCCATGAGGGCCGAGCTAAGCGAAGCTTCTTTGGCGTTGTTAACCTCTGCCGCGTTCTGTGCGGCTGTATCGGGAGACTGCTGCTGAGACGGAGATGGCGATTCGGGTGATGCAGCCGTATCTCTGGACGACTGATATGCACCCGTGGATGACCCAGAATAGCTAGATCCACCACCGCCATAGTCACTACCGCCATAGCCGCCGCCGCCACTTTCGCTACCGGCATCGCTATAGTTGTTTCCCGAAAATCCACCGTCACCGCCACCTTGATACCCGCTGTACGGGCTTTCAGGTGGGCGCTCATTTCCCAAAGAAGATGCGCTGTCGTCAGCGAAAGAGGGAATACCCTTTGGACCACGGCGGGGTCCGTTACCATTCAAACGCTGAAGCGCCTGCATCTCCTGCCAATTGAGGTAGGCAAGATATTCCTTTGGATGGCCGGATCCGGGGTTGTATGTGGTGGGGGCAGTGACTTTCTTCTTGCTCATTTCATCCTCTTGGGACGCCGAGGACGACGCTGCCGCCGAGCCTCTGACAAGGCGATAGCGACCGCCTGCTTCGGATTTGTCACGCGCTGGCCCGAGCTAGACTTGAGGCTGCCGACCTTGAATTCGTGCATCACCTTCTTCACCTTGCCGGGGCGGGCAATCTGCTTGCCCATATTTCCGCGAGACATAGCCATCATTCACACCGATTCTTACGATGGTTCCACTTGCCGTTGCGCTTTACGCAGTCACGCCAAGCCGCCTCCTGATCCGGAGGCATTCTTTTGGCGATGATTGGCATCATTTCCTTAGCGACATGCGTGATCAGCCCGAACCAGAAGTCCGGGCTTTTCGCCACGAAATATGTGCCAATCGCCAAACCCAACACGCAGGCGATCAGTACGACCGCCTCCGACATCAGGCTTTCTTCTTCTTGTCAGCGACCGACCAGCCGAGACCGATCAACGTGATAACAGCGCCGATAGCCTCATTGACAACAGCCTGATCGACAATGCCCTTGGCCGCGACGTAACCACCACCGAACGTAAGCAGGTGGCGAACGAGACCGAGTACCATTTCCTTGTTCATGCGAACTTCCTATTTTGTGCCGGGGTATGATTTCCACGGCAGTTGGTAGTGGGGGCCGTCTTTGAACGTAGTCCAGTCCCCGCCCCACTCAACGGGAACCTTTTCTGCCTTGGCCGCAGCCTTCATGGCTGTGGCAATCTTTCCGTAAAGGGGCCAATCCCAGCGGACGGCACCATCAATGTACGCCACAACGTCAATGGCGTGGCTGTAACCGTTGGCCGCAGGAATGTGGCGGCTCTTGAGCGTCTTGGAGGCACCCTTGCTCACAAGGATCTTCTGCTCCTCAAGTGTACGAACCCCGCACGTAATGCCGAAGGTGAACTGCTTGTCCGTCCAGTCCTTCGCGCAACGGGTCACAACGCGCACCAAATCCGGATGTACGCCCTTGAGCCTCGAAAGCGATGTCTTGCTGAATTCCATCACGAACCCTGAATTACGGCGAAGTCTTCCTTGACGAGCTTCGCATCCTGCGCAAATCCCAGCCATTGATCAGCCGTGAGAATGACAACCGTTTCCGCGATTGCGCAGTTCTGCTTGTCAAACATTGCAACCCCGACAGAGATCGTGCCGTCGGGGTCCTGAAGAAGCATTACCATGAAGTTGCCGACATCAATCGGCTTCTTCCCGGCATTTGCCCTGTTGATGTTTACAACGCGAGCCGCCCGCTGAGCAGCCTCCGCTTTTGCAAGCATGATAATCGCGCCGGTCTCACGAACGATGTCGGCGAACTCTGAAACGGGGACGCACTCCTGAGAGCGAGCAGGAGCGCTGAAAACCAGAAGGGCCGCGAGAGCCAGTATTACCGACCGAACGGCCATGAGGACATTACCTTCGTGATAAGCGCGGCAATCGCAGCCGAAGCCCCGCCAACCATCATAAGCACTTTCCAACCGCCTGTGGCCTTGTCAAGGGTAGCGCGGATGGCTTTCACGTCATCCTTCACCTCGGCCACGTCTTTCTCAAGGCGTTCAACCTGCACTTCCATACGGGCAACCGAAATTTCAACCTTTGTGTCCATCTATGTCACCTGAACCGTGCCGTCTTCGCGGCGATTCTCTTTGGTTGAGGGACGAACTGCTTCCCGGATTTTGTCCCGGCACGTTTCGCCCGGGTTGTCGCTGCATATTCAGCGGATGTCAGTGCGGCACGGGCCTTCTTGGGGAGGTAGCGCTCTCCGGTCTTGCCGGATGGCTTTCCGCTCTTGGTTCCCCAATCTTCCTTCGTCCACTTGGACATGGACTTCTGTGCCGCAGTCTTCGGGCCGGTATATCCACCGCCGCGCTGCTTGTAGATCTTGCCAGCCAATTGAGCCTTACGGGCAGACCATTCGCCCGGATCTCCGCCCTTGGATCCAGCCTTCACGGAAGACTTGACCGAGGACCAAAGGCTTTCATTGGTTCGAGCCATTGTCTATAACCTTTTTGCAAAGCAGAATAAAAGAATCCATCTCAAGGTCCTGCTTCACGTTGTTTACTTCCCAAGTGACAAGCTTAACATTGCTTTTGATGTAACCCAAGCTTGAACTAACTCGATCAACAGAAAGTGTGGTTGGCAGACCAGCCTGAAGGCTGAGCTTGTCACCAGTGTACGCACAGTAGCCAAGCTGAAGATTGTAAAGCTCTTCAATAAATGCGGCGTCAATATCAAGCTCAATACCCTTGACCCTTGCACGACGCTTGATGTACCCAAAAACTCGGATGCAAGCTCTTGTAAGATTCTCAGGGTCTCTGCGATATTTCTTGTTGCGCTCGTTGTTGCACGCCTTGCAATAGCACATATAACCGGATGGCTGATTGCGGCTCCTTGTGAATTGAATTTCTGGCTTTAAAACTCCGCATGTCGAGCAGATTTTAAGTGTCTGAGGTGGGCTTTCTTCGACCTCAATATCTTTCTCAAGGTCAAACATGTTAACAAGCCCAAGCCCGCAGGCTTTTGTTGATCCGGCTGTTCGGATCGCTGGCTGTCTTCGCGGATGTGAGCTTCTTCTTCATGCCCCTCATGCGGGCGCAGAACGAGTCACGACGAGGACCACCCTCCGGCTGAGGACGCTTGAGCCCCGGCTTCCCGGGGTTTGCACGATTGTAGGATGCGCGACCCTTGGCGTTAAGACCGCCCTTCGGGTTCTTACCTTCCTTCCGGGTCCAAGCGGGAGACTTAGCCATTCGAGTTCTTCACCAGCAGAAGGATGAACATCGAGGATGCGGCGTTGTTGTTCGCCGAGGCAAAAGCCTGCGCCTCAACAGTTGTCTTTTCGGGGATCACAATCGGGTACTCGAAGGCGTAGTCTGCGGCACCGTTGTTGAGAGTGACAATGGCAGCCGTGAGCCGGATGTTGTTAGTTCCGCGAGTCATGAGACGGCCAGTAACGGAAGTATTCCCAGACGATGACCCCGTAGAGAACAAACCCTGCTCAAGGTACGCCGTGTAGCCAGCGGGTACAGTGTAGCTACCCGTAAGCCGCCTGTTGTAGTCGTAAGCAATGATATCGTAGACGGTCGCTGGAACTCCCGCCGTAACAACGCCAGTACCGAAGTAGATGTCGCCCGCAGCGCCGTTCAGGGAACCGGCTGTAGCTACATAGGCATCGTTGATGTGCAGATACGAGTTGGTCGTCAGAACGGCGGTCTGGCCGTTAAGCGTAACGGTTTCCGTAACGGTGTTGTGGTTCGCATCAAGTCCAGAGATGTAAACGGTGCGAGCGCCAGTACCGGCAGCAGTATCGTTTGCGTTGGCCGAACTCACCTTCATCTGCAAGGCTGCGGACGGAAACGCCAAAATCCCACCATAGGGCCAGACAGTCTCAGAAGACGTGTCGATGTCGGAGTTATAGCCAAAGATAACAATTGGCTGATGCCATGCAACCTGACCGCGAGCAACCTGAAGGTTGAACGGTTCTGTTCTGCCGAAGCGAGAGATTGAGGAGATTTCCGACATGCCGACTCCTTAGCCGTAGAAGACGGTTACGGACGCAAGATTGGTCATCGCAACATAGACGTTGGACGAGCAGAGGATCCCGTCACCGGGAACCGTAACATTGCCGTAACCGCTCGCCGGGGTCGCAATCGTGAGAACGGTTGTGCCGCCAGAGCCACCGTCCTTTACGACGATAGAGCCAGCAGAAGCATTTGCCGTGTAATAGATGCCACGAACGCGGGCGGGGCTGCCAACAACGGTGTTGCTGGATGTAGCCACATTGGCCTTAACGTCGCCGAGATAGAGAGCCATATCTGCCTCCTAAGTTAAAGGACGGGGCCGAAGCCCCGCCTATTACGAGGACGAGATAGCGCCCGCTGTGTCAACGCGCAGCCAAGCTGTGCCGTTCGAGAAGGCGATGATCGGAGCGCCGTTGCGGCCATTGCTCACGTAGATCATGCCGCCGGTGCTGAGTGTCGCATCCGGAACTGTGGCCACGGTGAAAGTTTCAGAAACCTTTACGGGGCCGGAAAAAGATGTCAACATTTGAACAATTCCTTCTTGTCTCTGTATTTGAGGTAAAGCCTGCGAACGGAACTGGTGTCTGAACCTAGAATCCTGCCACGCTCGGCGTATGTGAGATGGTCGTTTTCGAGGACAAAAAGCACTTTCTTCCGAAATGCCTCATCTTCGATGAAACGCCGCTGTTGACCGGAACGCAATTTTGCCCGCCACTCGGGTGAGGCATAATCAAATCCGGAATCCGCCATCGCTTTCCTTATTTTACAACGGGTTTCCTCAGAATGGAACTTCCCGCGCATTGGCGCTTTGGCAAAGTTTGCGACATTAAAAACCACCGGACTGTCGAATTTGGCTTCTCCATTTATGAAGCCTTCTTCAAGCATGTCTAGCTCGTGAAGGTCATCTACGACCACCTCCATTTCGCTGAAGAAGGAATCTGAGCCGTACTTGTTGTAGGAATTTTGAAGCCTTGGGTTCGGGTGCTTTTTCGACTCCAGTAGCCTGAAGTGCTCCCTTAGCCTTTTCTTAACGCGCTGGGACTGCCCAACGTAGCACTCGTTGGTTGCCCTGTTCACGATTCGATATATGCCGCAAAAATCCACAGCGTATGGCACAAACCACCTCCATAGACCATGGTACACCATATCTTGATAAAAACAAAAAGGCCCCCGAAGGGGCCTTTTCGCTAGATCGTTGTGTCGGATTAAGCTCCGGGCGAACCCCAGATCCCGAGGGGATCCGAGACTCCGTAGGAATACCTTTCTCGCGACTTGTACCGCACGTTGCCCGTATCGAAGTCGCCGTCCATGCTGGTAGACAGCGGTGTACGGACGAAGTGCTTCATGCCGTTCGGCACATCCGTGATCAGGTAGTACGAGTCGGTGTCGGTCAGGTAGTGGTTGACCGAGTAGCCTTCCGGAATCGTACCGTTGTTCTTGATCGCGTTGATGTCGTTGTCGGCAGTCGCGGTGCGGAGTTCAGTCTCCAGCAGGCGGGTAGCCACGAACATCAGGTTCGGCGGGACGATCAGCTTACGCGGGCGAGCCGCGATGAGCAGACCACGCTCGTCCTTCCAGCCAGCGATCTGGATAACGGCGGCCTCAAGCGAGGTCTCGTTCAGATCAGCCGGTGTGGACTGCGTGTTGCTGTTCGTACCACCGGACACCAGCGGGTGAGCGGTGTTGAACAGCGTGACGCCGTCGCCAGAGGTGAAGGCACCGCCAGAGAAGCCGTTGTTCAGCGGATAAGCCGCCTTGACCTGCTTCGTGTAGGCCATCGAGCGAGCGAGGGCCTTGGTGTACCGCGAGGACAGAGAGTCGTACAGGTTGTCTTCCATCGCCTCTTCGGTGATGGAGAAGCCCATAGCAATCGTCTCGTGGTTGTAACGAGCAGTCCAGACTTCCTGAGCGTTGTCGTAGGCGATGGCAGAGCCTTCGTTCTTGACGGGGGCAGTGCCGAAGCCAGACAGCTTCAGTTCCTCTTCAAACGAGCGCTCCGAGGTCTCTGTCTCGTAGATAGCCTCGTCCTCGTTCTCGTACTTCTTGTACTCAAGACCGAACAGGGCGTTAAGGCCCGGGAGCAGTTCCTTGAGGAGTTGTGCGCGTGAAATAGCCATTGTTCAAATTCTCCTATTACACGCCAGTCGGGTTCATGTACGAGTGACCGTAGGTCATCGTAACCGCAGCATTCGAGGAATTGCTCGAAACGGCGGCGGGCATGTTCCACTTCACAAGGATGTCGGTGTATGCGTCACCGACGGTAGACTCGGGACCATCCACGAAGCCGACAATACGCAGCGGCAGTGTGGCAGTCGTGGCGAGCGAAGCTACGTCAGCCGATGTGTTCGAGTTGCCGGTGGCCGTATCACCCGAGAAGGTGGAGAAGCCAATGTTGGCACCAAGAGCGGTCTGAGCGACAGCGTCGTCCGCCTGAATCTGCATTACCACATCCGGATCGTCAACGACGTAGGCGTATGCGTCGGTGGCGACTGTGCCGGTGGGCCAGTACTGCTTGAAGATCTTGTACTTCAAGTTGGGGTCTGTGTACGTGCAAC